AATCATCTTTAGACCAAGATCAACCCTAGTCTTGTAAGATTCGAGAATAGTAACATCTGGATCTGCGTTGAGCTTTTTGTAATTCTTTAGGTGTTCCTCGCACTTCCTACGGAAGGCTACGAGCGCCAGGTCGGTCCGAATTTCGAGTTCGGCTGTCCAGGTCCTTGGCTCATAAAAAACTTCCATAGCAGCGTGGAAAGCTACCCCGAATTCTAATGGTTCAGCAGTAACTAGCGGTGCATACATATCATTATACACCCAATTCCACCGACGACGACAAGCTCTGAACGCTTTACGCTCAGAAGTGTGTAGCTGGTGAGATAGATGGTTGTCTAGATACCATTGAATATCAGGGTCAACTACTAAAGGCATGTTACTTCCTAAACTCTAAACATTATAGGCTTGCCAGTCGGAAGCGTAATGACCTCTGGATAAACAAATGATCTAATAATCTCCATCATTACTTCTTCATTGAACTCTTTACCAATCGTTTCTATTCCTGCAATCTTACCATCTTTATCAACATCTATCAATATGATATTACCAATAGTAATAGTACTAAAAACTTTATTGGTAGATATTGCAAAATAGTAAGCACCAGGTTTATAAGCAGCCATTATGCTAATCCTAACTAACGAGATAAAGGTACTTAGTGCCAGCCTTGAGCTTACGGTTAACTGAAGTTGACTGCACGTATACTGCGTAGTCTGCGTTGAAGTCTGGCTTTACTCGAACTTCAGCATCTGGCAGACCGATCATATTGCGAGCATCGGCACCAACGTAAACCTTACCTCGTGGTCCTCGCTCTACGATAGCGATAACCTTCTGTGGCTGAATGGTTTCAGTTTTGCTAAGCTCATAGAAGCCTTGACCGATTATGTACTGGAAACCACAATCCTGAGTGAACTGGCGAATCTCAACATCACGTGGTACCGGCACCAGCTTGTACTTGCTAGCAGTTAGCGGCTTGAGACCCGCACTCTTAATAGTTGTCTTATTAACAGCGCTTGAATCAGTCGAGAATAATCCTGTGGTGCTCCGAATACCACTTGCTCGGCCAGTCATGTAGGAGTCGGTAGCAACACGAATACGCTTGCCTACTTCTTCTACACCAAGGTTGGAGGTAGAATCCCAAACCTCTATATTTCCAGGAGGGAATCCAAATCGCTTGGCTTCATACTTTCCATTGGCATCTGGAACTAGAGCTGCAAGAGTCCAGTTATCAGGAAGTTTCTCGATGTGTTCCTTAAGACCAAGTGCGGATCCATTAACGCTATCATTTTCCTGACCATCTGTTAGAACATACACCAAGAAGGAATGATCGCCATATCGTTCTGGAGTTTCACTTAGGTCTCTAATACTTTGAATAGTAGCATCAATGAGAGCAGTGTTTCCATATGGTTTGTAGTAGTTAGCAATACTAGGAAGGCGCAGTACATCCATATCCCACACAACACAGTTGATTTGGTGTGAGTAAGAGAATGTCCAAACAGAGATTCGCGTTTCCTGATTGAGTTCCTTCGAACGCTGAGCCAGGTAAGCAATTTGGGCATCAGCAACCTTGATAAGGCTCGGTGCCCTACTTGTCATTGACGAAGATGCATCTAATACCAATCCAATATGGTTAATGATATTAGCAGGTCTATCGTTTTTCATAATTATTCTTTCGTTAGTTGGTTAATAGGTTCATGTGCACGTACGTGCGCATCAACATGGATGTGAACGTACGTGCTCAAAAATCTATTGAACGATGATATTAAATACCCAACTCCAGAAGCCTTCCCATTCATTTGGAAAAGCCCTTCGCACTAGAAGAAATACTGCAATTGCTCCAACTAGTATTAGAATTTTCTTTATTGCGCTACCCATTATTTGTGGTCGCCCTTTTCCCAATAGCCATGTCCAGGACCTTCTTCTTCAAACTCTGCTACGTTAGCGTCTTCATCTGAAGTATCAATTGCTTCCATAAACTCTGTTGTAGCTTGAACATCAGTCTCGGAATACAGAGTAAGCATCTGGGTATCTTCAGGACCAAATTCCATTTGGGCTTCATCCTGATGAGCCTCCATGTATTCTTTGACTAGTTCCTTGAGCCTCGGATGTCCACCAGTTTCAGTAATAGATGGCAGTGTCTGTGTGTCTTCAGCTAGTTCATCGTTACTAGGTTGCAGAGCATTGATATAATCATCAGCGTCTACTGAGGCTCCTGTGGGTCGATTGGTAAGACCCTTTTCACCATCCTCGAATGCAGTTACAACATCTTCCAGAGGTTCATCTTCCTCATAGAATTCATCACTACCACGCTCTAGGAAGTTTTCTACACCTGCGAGGTCAATATCTAATGTTGATTCTGGCGCTACTATACTCTGATCAGCAGCATTTTCTAGCTTATATTGTTCCTTGGCTTCACGAACACCAGTGTAAATTTCACATTCTTCTGCACCAGAATACCACTTAAAAGAGCAATTGCAACCAGGTTCATTCTTGTTATAATTCCAACCAACAGCTACGTGGTGAACCCATTCACTTGATACCTCAGCACCAAAGAATGTCTTAATAAAGTTGACCCAATTCTCTTCAGTAATCATGCTTTCTTCATGTCCTCTTTTAGTTTTTGGCTTGCCTCATTTATTGATTTGGTCATTTTATCGAAGAAGTCCTTTATTCCATCTCCGAGTGCTTTCATAGAATACCAGGAATTGTGAACTTCTACTATGTGTTCTGCTACTTCTTTTGTTAAGTCATTGGCGATTTGATAGTATTGACCTGGTTCTTCATGTTGTGCATAGACTTCATATCCATGATCAATTCCATATGCAAAACGGTCATTTGATTCCCTAGCGAACCATTTCTTATTTATCAGATCCACTGGTTCTAACACGTCTTGGCCTTTCTGTTACCCTCTTCAAAGTTCACTTGAGTTGTTGCCATTATTCTTCATCAACCTCATATTCGTCTTCGCCCAAGTCAATGGTATCATCGTTTTCTGGATCGAATTTAGTATCACCGATCAGTCGTTCTATCCAGCGCCATTTTAGTTGGATGCCCTTGATACGCTTAGCATCAATGGTGTCCTTGGCAATGATGTCAATGACTTGTACGGCAGATTCCTGACCAATACGATGGAGTCGATCCTCAGCTTGTAGGTTCAAGGCGTTAGACCAAGATCTGTCTGTGAATACGACAATGCTGGCAGCAGTTAGCGTAATGCCAACACCACCAGCAGCTATAGTACCTGCAAAGATTTGAACTTTTCCATCTTGAAAGTCAGTAATGAGTCTAGCGCGCTCATCGGCTGGAGTTTCTCCAATGAACTTACCACAGGTGATCCCATGTGATTCCAGCCTTTTAGCTAGTAGCTTAATGACCTGAGCAAATTGACTGAACACTACAATCTGCGCTGAGCCGGCCTCTTTAACAATTTCAATCACTGCATCAATTTTGCTCGATGGTTCCGAGAGCATCATTTTCTGCTTCTCTTCGTTCCATTCCGCAAATGCAACAGCGAACTGTTGAAGTCGTGTTAGCTGGGCAATCACCACAGGAGCCACCACTGGCAAAGCTTCCTGACTACCAATCCAGGCTAGCATATCGTTCTTCATAGAGTTGTAAGCTCGACGTTGCTGTGGTGTCAGTTCTACATCTATTTGTGTGTAGTATTTCTCGGGCAGATCCATCAATACGTCTTGCTTCTTTCGACGTATGTAGAATGCAGCCATTTCTTTTTGTAGTTTTTCAGGATTGTTAACACCAATGATTGACTTATATCCATTGAAGTTAGCATACATGATGTGCTCATTGAAGTACTGCCAGTAGCTAGACCAATAACGCGGGTAGAGCCAGTTCAGAATGCTCCATAGATCATCAGGTTTGTCATATGCTGGCGTACCCGTTAGGGCTGTTTTGTAGCCTGTGGGAATTTGCTTAATTGCAATTGACTGTTTTGATTTTCTGTTTTGCATTGCATGTGCTTCATCCGCGATGATGTGGAACCATTTAACATCTACCAGTTCCTCAATCAACCTCACGGCAGGCCAGTGACAAATGTACACGTCGTGAAAGTCATCTGTCAACTGATCGATGAAATATTTTCTATCCTTGTTGTTGATTGGCATAATTCTAAGGTCAGGTGCCCACTGGAACCATGCCTTTGTCCATGTAGATACCATAGCCAGTGGGCAAATGACCAACGTCTTTAGTTTCAGATCTGGGAATTGTAGTCGTCTATTTATATCTAAGGCGATTGCTTCATGAGTCTTCCCAAGTCCCATGTCGTCGCCAATTAATACAGATTTTACGTTGAAGAGTTTGTCAACAGCTTCCTGTTGAAATGGGTATAATTGCATGGTTCCTCTCTTATCGAGTTCACCTCCCTGGTATTGTGTCGTTATAAAGTCGATCCAACATTCTGTCTACATCTTCAGCACTACGCTCTGGTAGCTTAGGAAAGTTCTTTGGTCTATCTAGTGAAGGTTCTGGAATGGTTCCGTCAGAATTCACTTGAACAGAGTAATTTGTTTGGAACCACTTGCAGCGTGGAGTTCGACATTGAATGGCGTGAATCCTACTGCCATGTGGACCACGTACACTACCAATATCTACACCAGGTTCTTTACATCTGGGGCAGCGCTTGGCTTCTTCATAGGTACTATCTGTCATTATTCCCCTCAAGCTCTTTTACACGTCGATCAAGGGCTTTAAACTTGGTACGCAAATCTGTTAGCTCGTTGATAATAGTGTCATAACGGGAGGGAGCAATGTGTCTTGAGGCTGCTGACTTAGTGTTTCGATATTCTCGGTATTGTTCTTCTGTTAGTCTATAGTTTAGAATGTAAACACTTTCAACCCGAGGACCACCAGCCTTCAGATTGGTAACGCAGCGCAGCGCATTGAGAATAGCCATTGCGGTACCATGAGAAGATCTACTCAAGCCTACCTCAGCCGAAGCTTGAAGATAAACATAGCCACGAAAAACTCTAACTGGTTTGGGATCATTAACTGGATAACCAAATTCAGCTAGATTGGCTGCTGGTTCCAACTTTGAAAGTTCTGTTAGCTTGTCATACAACAGAGTTGCATAACGATAGCTGGTGTTGATATGCTTAGCTACCATGGATCAACGCTCCACAGGCTTAGGGAATTCCTCGCCAGATCGGAAGGATGCAATATCCCTCATGACGCCATTGCAAGTGTCGTTCCACGCCTTGATATACAAAGCCAAGTGAGTATAAGAATCGCGACGGATCTTGTTGTTAGCCTTAGAACGAACTACATAATTACGGAAAGCAAGTGCCGGAGATCCTAGTCCTAGGTTTGCACCACTCTTTAATGATTCAACAAAACCAAGGTGATCACCAGTAGGAAAGGCACGTTCACAAACAAACGAACCAACCATTACGGATGCACCCATGAATCCCACTTGTCCCAAAATATTTGAGACACCAGCATATTCAGCAATGGCTGTATTCTGCACAACCTTGAGGATTTCCTGATTAGTAACAGAGGTTTGCCGCCAATACTTGTAATCATGATTGTCATACAAGTAGAGGAGACGGGCTGCTGCTGCTAGTCGAGACTGATTGTAGTAACCAGCAATAGCAAGAACCTGACTTGAACTTCTAGACAGACCAATGTCCAACTTATCGAAGATGTCGTCATCAAGACCTTCGGTAACGAGCATCCTGATTTTGATTTTTGGATTGGCCTCATAGACAAGTTCACCTTCTGTTGCACCCTCTTCGGCTGCTTGCACAATAGCCAAGAGTCGGTGCTGACCATCTTTCAGGTCACCCTTCTTACCAAAGCCAATGCCCTGGTGCGTGAATCGCCAGTTACCCTTGAGCATTTCGGCGGCATAGTTGTTAACCTTCTTCAAACTAACTGGTCGGTTAACACCTTCAACCCCGCGCTCGAAGGGCATATTCTTTTCTAAGAAAGCTCTAGCCTTTGCGGCTGTAACTTCTTGAATCGTTGTTCCCATTATTTATGTCGCTCCAAGTGTTTATTAACCAGTAAATGGTCGTACGATTTATTTTAGTTAATCTTGATATTTGTGTAACTTGTTCGGTTTTTGCTGCTTCTCTTAGTAGATTGGCTACCTTTATTCTTACGGCTTGAAATTCTTTATCTAGTTCGTTGTATCTATTGACCGCCTCCATTAACTCGTGATTGCTAGACATAACAATCACATCCCGAAATCTTTTAGCATTTTTTTAATATCTTCTGGTTTTGTTACCGTTAATGTTGCTAGTTCTTCTATGTGTCTTTGTATTGACGTATGTTGTTCACGAGCATAAAAATAGTCTGGTTGTTGTTGTTTTGGTTCATTGATCCAGGCATAAACATCATCAAGTTCCATGGCATATTGACGTCTACCTTCAGCGTCATCACCAAAGATGAGACCTCCAAGATCTGAGGGAGGATAATCCTTGACCAGTAGTTTGAAATCATGATATAACTCAACGTTATATTTTTCAGCTGTTTCACTACAATGGAACTGTTGACTAGGATGACCATTATCCGAGAAGGCTAAAATTTTAGCTTTCTCTGCACGAAGGCCGAGAGTACCTAATTCGACATTACCTTTGATTTCAACAACGCCTGGAACAAACGTGGTATTGTACCTTGATTCAACTATTCCGTCTAGATCCGTTGGCAAATATCTAGCATAGATACCACACGTACAACTTGGATCTGGTGCATTATGCTTACTACCAAAGGGAGGCGATGTCATATCAAATGCATGAGTATATCTGACACATCTGGCAGTTGTCTCTGAACTCCAGAGTTCTCCATTTAATGCGTGCATGGTTAATGTTATTTGATTAACCACCCACCATCGGTACGCATATATAGTACCTGGAATTAATGCTCGGTTAATTCCCGAGTGATCATTAAACCGCAATTGGTTCCTCCTGCGGGATTTCTATAGGAGGTTGTTCGGTTGGAACTTCTTCTATAGATGGTTCTTCTACTGGTTCAAAAGTTACAGATTTTCTTTCTTCTCCAATATCCATATTCTCCTCCTTTCGTTAGATATTGTGGTTCGGGTGGGATTCGAACCCACGGCAAACAGATTAAGAGTCTGTCCCATTGGCCACTATGGTACCGAACCGTTGTCTCACCTAATAATTGAGATTATCAGGCTGACTATTGACACTACAATCGCAATGATAGGAGTAAAAGTTTTAATTACTTCCCGACGTTGCGCTTGTCTAACTACATCTATGAGTGGATTGCCTGTGTTAAACCATATTCTAGCTTTGAATCTAAGTTTTCTTAACATGTTACCTATTCATGTACCAATAAACAGTCGGTCTTGCTATGCTTGTAAATTTAGCTATTTCTGTGATGGTATACGATTGAGCTGCAATCTTTAATATTTCAGACAATTCATCTTTAGATCTACTCAATTGTCTTTCAGAATAATCTACTTGCTTTACTTTCTCTATTAAAGCAGAGCCAATTTCGACATCATTAGCTATATCATCTTCTCTATGGTTGTATTGAACATTGTATATTGGGCTCTCTTCAACGATAGCTTTTTTCTCTGCTTCAATTAAATCTTTATCACTTGAGAATTCTTCTATAGTCATGTTCGCTACATATTGCCACCAATCTTTTCCTCTTTCATGATTGGCAACTCTTGTTTTTAAGTTAAAAGTTTTGCCTACATATAATAGTATTTCTTCTTTATCATAAAATCTATATAGTACAAAACGTGAACTAGAACTAGCCGTCAATTTATTATATCCAATCCTAGTCCACGTCTTGTTCGCTGCACCCAAGTATGGCACAGTTCTGACAGGCTGTCAAGCCTCTGACGTATTGATTTTCATCTATATTGGGCTATGGTCAAATAACCTGTAGTATTTGTTACGTTCCTTGTATGTAATAAGAGTTGGAGTTTCACCTTGTTTATCCTCATGCCACCACAGCAACAGTCGACCAGTACGACCATTGCCATCTCTGAATGGATGAATACGTTCATATTCAACATGACAATACATTGGGTCAATGTCCTGCCAATATTTCATATTGGAAAGCCATTCATCCATTAAGTTATCTACGAGACCACTTGGTGGACATAGTCGATTACCTACCCGAACACCACACAAACGGTAACTACCAATGTTACGAGGGTCAAGCATCAAGTCAGTCATAACTAGAGTATGAATGTCAAGTATGTTTTGTTTAGTAAGTATATCAACGTTTTGTAGGTATTCCCAAGCCTGTTCAGATTTGGGAATTTCTTTTAGATTTGTAACTCCTTCAATCAGATTTGATTGAACGAAGTATTCATACATATCAGTAGGAGTATTCATCTTCCTCTTCATCTTCCCAGGATAGCTCAGTATCAATTTCTACCTTGGCCATCTTGCGTAAATCATCCTGACGTTCCATGTCATAGATGTCAACATTTTTTCTTTGCTGAGGAATCTGAGTCAAGCCTAGCACGTTGCGCTCGTAGTTCATGCGGCTAGGCTTGCGACAGCGGGCATGAACCCACAGACCCGTAGGTCCATCTAGGGTGTAGCCATCCTGTCGGAGCCATTTGCCAGTAGTATGACAATTGCACCAAGGTTTAGTATTAAGTTCTATCAATGTTTGTCCTTTTTAGTGAGGGATTTATCCATTTTACTACAGAACCCGTGACAGGATTCGAACCTGCATCATCCATTATGCACCTCTGGGGTAGAAACCCGGGCCATTACACGGGCAAATCTAACTAAGAATCGCTTTTAGTTTCAAGCAATTCAAGTATTCTATCCAATTTTGTATGAATTTCTTGTGCCCACATTGGTCCGTTGGTTGCAGGCATTACTGACGTCTTAGATCTAATCCAAGCATTACGAAATTCTGCAATTTCTTCGTCAGTAGCAGACAATACATTGAGTATTCCAGAATATGTTGTCCACTTAACTGAATAACCTGACATCGCCGTACGCACTGTGGATGGGCTAACTCCAACAGCATTGCCTATATCACCTAGAGAGGGATTACCTGACTTCCTTCTAAGTTCTGCGAGCTTTTCTCTTATTTCATCACTGAGTTTTATATTAGTTCTAGCAGTCATTTCTTCTCCATTAAGTTTTACTATGAGTGAGCTGGGAGGATTCGAACCTCTATCCTTTTCTACTGCTCAGTCTATGTGCACTTATCCGCGCGGATCTAAGGAGTGACAGACAGCCTATGACACAGTAGAGTTATCCCTACCCGGGAGCCCAAGGTTCTACCGTCAAGATTCGAACTTGAAATCTCCTGATTCAGAGTCAGGTGTGCTACCAGTTACACTACGGTAGAATGAAATTATACTAGCCAAGGTGGTACTGGATTCATATGAACATCATCAGTAACTATAATTGTTTCTTCAATTACTCGAATTTGATATTCATACCCCTCACGATGCACACTAGTTAGATTCCATTTTGCTTTATTCTCTGTTACATACTTGCTAGCTTCTAAGAATGTTTTCCAGGATCTAGTTCCATAACTATCATAGACTTTGAAAGTACGGAAAACACCTGGCCTAATCTCTATGTGTCTTATGTTATTTGACATTAATATTCTTCCTCAACATGACCTAGATCACGCTGCTCCTTTGCTGCTGCAAGAACTGCTTGTAGATCTTCTATATTTTCGGCTGGTATTGCGAACCAGCGTCCAGTAGGAAGTGTAATCATATAGGCATTAACCTCACTCACATACTGCAATACAATTTCTTCGTGTCTGAATATTGTTTCGTCCTCATTTAGCATGATTACCTGCTGCTCGCACTATTTCGTAGCCAATCCAAACTAATAGACTTAGACCACAGGTGAAAGGAGCTAATACTAGGCACACAGTACGTACAGTGGTACTACCTCCAGTCAATTTAACTTGCTGAATATTTGTCATGAGCCGGAACGGAGAATCGAACCCCGATAACCTGTTTACAAGACAGGCGCTCTACCATTGAGCTAAACCGGCATGTTTAGTTATCTAACTATTTCAACTACTGTGTAGCAGATAATAGCTACAACAAGGAATCCCCAAAGACTAAACATATGAGAAAACCATGGTGTCTTACCAACCTGGCATGAATGTCTAGCCACTGCTTGTAGAAATAACTCTACATCGGGCATAGAGAATTCTGTCTTACAAATTCCACACTTGAAATATGGATAATCTACGTCTGGTTGTTCAAGTGCTTCAATTTTATTAGTAGTTGGAATATCGTCATTCATTTTGTATACTTCCTTAGGAGTCCAATAGAATTCATCACCATCACGTCTTAAATCAAAGAGAGGTACTAATTTAGAATCTAGTACATGTATTCTCACGTACCAACGATGGGACTTGAACCCATAACCACCAATTTATAAGATTGGCCGCACTAACCATTAGCGTACGTTGGCGCAGTCCCTTTCGGGACCTCTGAACTAGTGTTCTTCAATTACTTCGATGTAGTGTACGTTATCAGTTTCATCGAAAACAATGTTGCGGATCTTATACACAACTCCAGTAGTTTTATCTAACACCTTGATATCCTGAAGTGTCTTACCTGCTCCAGAACTTTTTAGAAACCTAGAAAAAGTCGCTTTGTTCATGGAAAGTACTTATCCAATTCTTCGGCGAACCAGGCTACTATTTCTGCCTTAGTAACTGCTCCTGTGGTGATTACCTCTTCAAGCTTGTCGCGATTGAAAAGATAATCTTTTGGCCTAGCAACAAACTCTGCCACAGTATCTGCAACTGTTCTATGAACAGTTTCTTGCAGAATTGTTTTTGCCATTTTTACTTAGGGCGACTAGGATCGTTAGCTACGGCTGTAACTGAACCATATGCACTATCACCATGCATAATGACGTAGAGCCGATTGCCGTGATCACACTTAGTAGCAACGTTAGAGAAACCATCAGGCATATTAATGACTTCGGCTGAACCCTTGTTCTGTCCAGATACATCAGCATCATTAAACTGCTCAACAGCCTTACCACCACAACCTACGAGGACTCCAAGAGTGAGCACCACAGGAAGCAGGATAAGCTTTTTACTTAGTAGCTTGCGCATTTACAATTGCTCCTCCGCCAACGAGGCACAAGCCAGGCGGAACGCCCATCTTAACTGACTCGTCAACACACTTGTTTTGGATGTATTGATCTGTTAGGAATACCTTTTGCTTGTCTGCAATTGACTTTTCCTTGTCAGCATTAGCGTTCTGCTGATCAAGAATTCTTGACTTAGCAACAACATCTTGGAATGACTTAATGTTGTTTTCAGTCTGCACGTCATGGTGAACCATAGGAATTGACACAAAAGTAACTTCGATGTCGGTTCCGATGGACCGTTCTAGTGCCGATTGAACGTCCTTAGCTAGCTTAGCACCGTCAAAGCTGGTCTGTCCAGTCTGAATATTGACCTGCGATAACGGGTTATAAGTGGCAAATACCTCATTTAGGGCACTTTGGATCTTAATGGAAACAAAATTATTACTAAGACTCTCAAAGTTACCCTTGTATAGCCGGTACAATCTAGGTGCAGCGGTATCCTTAACCTTCCACTGAATGACGTTCTCAGTGCAAGCAGTAGCAAGTGAGCCAATGCGCACATTGCTACAGTTAGGAGCCTTGTCGCCACCATCATGCCGTGTCGTCTGCAATGAGGCGTCGAAATCCTTAACCTCTTGCCACGGCCATGTTACTTCAAGACCACTCCCTGTGGTGCGTCCCGTAGGAGCATTGAAGGAACTAACAATACCTACATTGCTTACTGGTACGAACCATACGCTAGAGAGAAACAGGAAGAGAACACTAAGAACTGTGAAAACTAACAGACCTAGCTTATTTCCTGCTGTTTTAACTTCTAGATCATCTAGATATTTGCTATCACGTCTAGTAGTGTAACGGTTACTATCTTCCAGATCTTTCTCTGCGGCTGCCTCTGCTTCAGCATACTTCTTCTTGTAATGACGATGAATGAAGAAGAAGAGAACAGCCAATGGCATTGTAACAAATAGAAATAATGCAAAAGACCAAGTCAATTTAGTTTTCCTAGTTTGTAGTTTTGTAGCAACTGCTACGCTGAATCGCCAAGATTCGAACTTGGATCTCGATATCCAAAGTATCGGGGCTTACCCTTAGCCGACGATTCACTGTAATACGTGATCCGTCTCGGGTTCGAACCGAGGACACGATGATTAAAAGTCATCTGCTCTACCAGACTGAGCTAACGGATCATTATTCAGTTATCTATTGATACGCTTATTGTAGCACCTAGTGCAAAGTAGTTCACACTTGGCTAGCTCAGTATCGAATTTCTCTCTTGATGCATCGAACATTCTTGTTGGCCAGTTAGTACCTTTTAGTTGATCAGTACGATAGACCATTCTCAAATAATTTTCATTTGTATTGCCACATTCAGCACACTTATTTCCTAGTGTGTTGTGTGCTTCGGCTTTTCGTTCGTCGTATCGTTGTTTTTGGTATTTAATTTGTCTAACACTTCGAGCCACAGTCTCTCCTAGTAACGATCGTATGGATTATTACCAAAATCCGGATCCCAGTAGTACTCATAAGATAATAAGGCTTCAGACTTTATTGGTTCAGCCTTAGGCATCATGCGTTTTGGGGCAGTCTTTTTTCTACACCAAGGGCATTTGCCTTGAACATCTTCAGGTCCATGTCTACCATGAATAGTATCTGGACAGGTCCAATCCATTTTAATACAGATCCCAAACGGCATAGTGACGGTGACGAGGGTTAACTATAACCAAGTCTTCGACATCTTCAGTTGTCATTTTCCGTAGTTCACTCATGGTGTTACGAAGCTTGGTGCGTTCACTACCATTTGCTTCAGCACGATAGCACTGTTCTTGTTTGGATGGTCGACCATAGAGCATTCTACCTGTGGTGCTGTAGTAATTGATGTGGTAGTTGCAAGCAGAACGATCACGCCATGGTTTTACTCTGAACTCCAGATCACAAACACCATTACGGTGGTCGTGGTCTTCGATCTGGAGTTCACGATTCTGCATCAGTTGAACCCAAACCGGTTTTGTCTTGTCAGTGTCGGACATTGGTGCCTTCCTGAGCCAGTACTTCTGGCCTTTACAAGTCAGGCATTTCTTCCTCCTTACATTCGCAGTCATCATTCCAACAAAGGTGATTTTCTGTACCCCAAAGAGCTATAGATGCTTTACATCCTGACTCGATTGGTGTGGAGTAAACTTCTTTTTGATTTCTCCATACAACGTCTAGTAAACCATTCCATATTATGTAGTAAAATTCTTCCACATGATTCGATTTACCAGATAGCCAGCCAGAGATTCCACAGCACGGACAAAATCTGTTAGCAAACCATTCATATGGAGTTATCCACCATGGTTCTTCAATTAGTACTAGACTGTCGCCATCTTTATGATATTGAACTTGTACTTTCTTCATTTGTCATTAGCTCCGGATAGCATCCACAGTTCGGATGGCATTCATGTCCACAATCATCACACATAGGATCATCGGCAGGGATGTGACCATCGCCGCGACCGGCTAGTTGACATGGTTTACAGGGAGTACATAGTGGCAATCCCATTTGTGCAAATTCAGGATCTTCACAGATGTAGCAGCCTTTTCGGAATACTTTAGGTGTTGTTGTATGTCCATCGAGTAGCATCCAGTATGCTGGATCACTAGGTTTCATTGGTATACTCATGTTGTATGCTTTCCTGTGCATGTCCGGATTTTTCCTGCCACAATCTCTATGTATGGCAGTCCACACCCATTTCTACATAATAATGTTTCGTCTTTCCAGTCATCATCGAACGTGAAACCATGTGCCTCACGATCAGCACGATCATCTGGATCTTCTGAGGCAATCTGTTCCCATTCACTCATGCGCATGCTCTCCCACCAGGATTCGAACCTAGATCAATCGGTTAACAGCCGATCGCACTACCCTTGTGCTATGAGAGATCGGTCTACCGGAGGCTACGACCTATATGTCTATAGCCTCCGGCGACAAACCGTGTTTTCTTTTTTGTTGGACGTGCTAGACCTCGGGTACCGCGTCGCCAACCGTCGCAGGGTGCGTGTGAGGGGCGAGAGTGGCCGGTCCGGGATCACCCTTTGGCCCCTTCAGGTCATCGACATCAGGACCATAAACAGGCGTAGCATCTGCACCTGTCATCTTAGGAGTAGCAGTTGGCCATGGTACAAGACCAGCAGTAATCATCTTATCGAGAGCACCCTGATTAGGTATCCAGCGACGGGTTGCTCCATCACTGACAAAGATACCGTTAGTCTTTGGTGCTGGTGCATCGGTTACAATCAGCAATCTAGCCATATTGTTCAACTCCACAGGTGCTACAGGCGTACCGGCTAATTCATCAGTTACCATTTTGAGAAACACATCCCAAGGAAAATCAGGCCCTGGATCTGTATGATCTCCACTATCCTCTGGATAGGCATTCGTAACATCGATGTGACCTACGATACCAAAAGGTCGGTTGCCCGCAGATGAATAATATGCGGCTCTAGTTTGTGCAACCGTAAGTCTTCTAGCAGGTAGCTTGTGTATTTTACACTTCTCCGCAGTCCATTTTGCTGCGTTCTGCAATGTTGCATAGCTAGCCGCATCAAGC